CCGTCACACTGACTCTCGTCGCCCGACACCTCGTCATCAGGCACGAACAGCCCTAGTCCTGGAACGAGCCGTCCCTACGGCGCTGGTGGCGGCCCATCATGTGCTTGCACTGAGGGCAGCACTTCAAGAACACGGGCTTCACCAGCCAGGCCAGACAGATGAAGTACGCCGTGTGACGCCCCATCCGAGCGATCCACGACATCGTGCACGTCCTGCAATCACGGCATCCACTGGCCATCAGAACACCCCCATCACGCACGCCCTCTGCGTGCAGGAGAACGATCAGATCATCGATCCGTTATGCGGGGGCTGATGTGACATAGCCGTGACCAAGCAGGAGGTGGGCTGTGCCTGTAGCACCACCCACCCGATGCGGTGTAGTCGGATGCCACAGCCTGGCTACCAATCGCGGCAGGTGCGACGACCATCAGCCGCAGCCCTGGGCTGGCCGGTCCTCACCGCAAGAGCGCTACGGCATGAGCAGTGGCACCATGCGAGCACTGAAGCGGCGCGTCATGACCAGGGATAACGGCTGCTGCTACATCTGTGGTGGCGAGGGAGCCGAGGAGTTGGAGCACAAGACGCCCATCAGCCAGGGCGGTGCACCTCGCGACCTCGACAACCTCGGAGTCGTGCATGCCGCATGCCATGCGATCAAGAGCAAACGCGAGGCCATCGAAGGCGCGAGACGAGCACGATCTTCGCGGGGATGATCTTTTCGATGTGATCATTCGGAGATCTTGAAAAAGATCGCTGGAAAAAATCACGGGGGAAGGGGAGGGAAAATCCCCAGAAAAAATCTTGCGGGGACCGCCGCGGCCAGTGAGGGAGATCCCGGCACAGAATCCGGCATAGGGGGTCTGTGATCATGGGGCGTACTGCTCAGCCCGCCGCCCTGAAGTTGATCAAGGGGCGTGGCGATGGCAAGGACACTGCCGGCCGGCCGGTCAACATGGGGCCTGCCTTCAAGCGGGTGCCGCCGAACCCACCGTCGTGGTTGTCGCGGGAGGCCGCGGCCGAGTGGAAGCGGGTCGTGCCGGGCCTGTCCCGGCTGGACCTGCTGAAGCCGGAGGACCGGGCGGCGCTGGCGGCGTACTGCGAGGCCTGGGCCACGTTCGTGCAGGCGACGCGCACGGTGCAGGAGGAAGGCCAGGTCATCGAGGCCCGGCAGGGGAAGCTGGCGCACCCGTGCGTGGGCATTGCCCGAGCGGCCGGCCGTGAGATGCGCAGTTGGGCGGCGCACTTCGGGCTGACCCCGTCGACGGAGCAGGCCCTGGCAAGGGGGGCCGACGATGGCGACGAGGACGACAACCCCTTCGGCTGACACCCCCACCGCGTTCCTGGACGACGCCGAGCTGGAGCGGTTGAAGCTCTCGCCGGAGGTCGCCTGGTACCTGACCTCGCGCGGGATCCCTCTGCCGGACTGCCCGCCGCTGATCCAGACGCCGTCGCCGGGGGAGGCGCCGGGCGCGGTGTTCGACCCGGACCGTGTGGATCGGGTCATCAAGGCGTTCAGCCTGCTGCGGCACACGCAGGGTCAGTGGGCGGGGCAGCCGCTGAGGCCGGATCCGTGGCAGGTCGCGTACATTCTGGCGCCCGTCTTCGGCTGGGTGCGTTGGGACGAGGACGCGGACGCCTTCGTGCGGATCGTGCGCGAGTTGTACGTGGACGTGCCCCGCAAGAACGGCAAGTCGACGCTAGCCGGCGGTCTGGCGATCTACATGACGTGCGCGGATGGCGAGGGTGGCGCGCAGGTCATCACGGCGGCGACGACGAAGGAGCAGGCGGGGTTCGTCTTCGAGCCGGTGAAGAAGCTGGCGGAGGCGGCCCCGGCGCTGAAGCGGCACGTGAAGCCACTGAAGCACATCATCCTGCACCCCAAGAGCGGCTCGTACTTCAAGCCGATCTCGTCGGTGGCGGGCGCGCAGCACGGCGCGAACATCCACTGCGCGATCATCGACGAGCTGCACGAGCACAAGACGCCCGAGCTGGTCGAGACGATCGAGACGGGCACGGGCTCACGCCGACAGCCGCTCATCGTCATCATCACGACGGCCGACTCCGGTAAGCGCGAGTCGGTGTACGACCGGAAGCGGCAGCGGATCGAGAAGCTGGCCCGCCGGGTGTTCGTCGCGCCGAGCGTGTACGGCGTGGTGTGGGCGGCGGAGCGGGGCGACGATCCGCATGTCGAGGCGACGTGGCGGAAGGCAAATCCCGGCTACGGCGTTTCGCCGACGCGTTCGTACCTGCAGGCGAAGTCGGATGAGGCCAAGCAGTCTCCGGCCGATCTGGCCAAGTACCTGCGGCTGCACTTGGGCCGACGGACGAAGCAGGAGACGAAGTTCATCACGCTGGAGTCTTGGGACCGGAACGCGGCCCTCGTGGATGAGGCGAAGCTGGCCGGCCGGGAGACCTACGGCGGCCTCGACCTCGCGTCGACGAGCGACCTCAGCGCCCTGTGCTGGCTGTTTCCGGACGACGAGACGGGCGGCTTCGACGCGATCTGGCGGCTGTGGACGCCGGAGGACAACGTCGACGCATTGGACCAGCGCACGGCGGGCGCGGCGTCTGTGTGGGTGCGTGAGGGCCTGCTGGTGGCGACACCGGGGAACGTCGCGGACTACGACTACATCCGGCTACAGATCGACCGCGACATGGACGCTTTCGATGTCCGCTCCATCGGCTTCGACCCGTGGAACGCGACGCCGTTGACGAACAAGCTCCTCGAGGACGGGGCCCCGATGGTGAAGGTCCGGCAGGGCTTCGTCACCATGTCGCCCCCGTTGAAGGAGCTGCAGCGGCTGCTGCTGAAAGGCGCGCCGCAGGCGCCGCTGTTCCGGCACGGCGGCAACGATGCGGTGACGTGGATGGTGGACAACTTGGCTGTGGCGATGGACCCGGCCGGGAACGTGAAGCCGGACAAGGCCCGCAGCGCGGAAAAGATCGACGCCGTGTCGGCTGCTGTGACCGCCTTGTCGGAGGCGATGACACGCGAGCAGCCCGTGAAGAGCGCTTACGAGGACGGCGGCCTGGAGGTCGTGTGAGGGGGTGGCCGTCGTGTGGGGCTGGTTTCCATGGCGTCGAACCGCGGTTCGCAAGCGGGTGATCGTGAACCTCGCGGACAAGGCGTTCGCGGGGGTGCTGTGGGCGAAACGTGGTCCGCTGCTGGTGCTGCGGGACGTCACGTTGATGCAGCACGGCGCCGCGGACACTCCGATGGACGGCGAGGTCATCGTCGAGCGGTCGAGGGTGGAGTTCATCCAGGCGACGGGAGGCTGACGTGGCGTTCGTCGTCTCCCAGGGCCGGCTGTCTGCGGTGTCGGTGGCGCCGCTGGCGGCTTCGGCGGCTTGGGTGCAGCTCGCGGATGGGGTGTATCGCGAGTATGCGCACCTGTACCGGGTTCAGCCGCAGATCCGCACCGTTGTCAGCTTCCTGGCGCGCAACATTGCCCAGCTGGGCCTGCATGCGTTCCGCCGGGTGTCGGACACGGATCGGGAGCGGCTGACGGATCACCCGCTGCCGCGCACCTTGGCGGCGCCGGGCGCGAAGCTGACGCGCTACCGGCTGATCGAGCGTCTGGTCAGCGATATCGCGATTTACGACACGGCGTACTGGGTGAAGGTCCGTGTGGACCGCGGCGGCGTCATCGGGGTCATTCCGATCCCGCCGACCCGGATGACGATCGAGGGCGACAACTGGCTGGAGCCGGAAGAGTTCACGGTTCACGGCTCCAAGGGGGATCTCAAACTCCGTCCGGACCAGGTGGTGCATTTTCACGGCTATGACCCCGTGGACCTGCGCACCGGGTCGTCACCGATCGATGCGCTGCGCAGCCTGCTGGCTGAGGAGTTCGAGGCGAACCGGGCGCGTGAGCAGATGTGGCGCAACGGCGGCCGACTGTCGGGTGTGCTGAAGCGGCCGGCGGACGCCCCGAAGTGGGATCCGCCGGCACGAAACCGCTTCAAGGAGGGCTGGCGGTCATACACGCAGGGCGGCGGGACGCCGATCCTCGAGGACGGCATGGAGTACGAGCAGCTGGCGATCGATCCAGCGAAAGCTCAGTACATCGAGGCGCGGAAGCTGACTCGTGAGGAGGTCGCGGCGGCGTATCACATTCCGCTGCCGATGGTCGGAATCCTCGATCATGCGACGTTCTCCAACATCAAGGAGCAGCATCTGCAGCTCTACCAGGACACGCTCGGCCCGTGGCTGCAGATGATCCAGGAAGAGATCGGGCTGCAGCTCATCCCGGATCTGCCGGACTCCGATGACGTATACGTCGAGTTCAACCTGCAGGAGAAGCTGCGCGGCTCGTTCGAGGAGCAGGCTCAGCAACTGCAGACCGCGGTCGGGGCTCCGTGGCTGACTCGTAACGAGGCGCGGGCGCGGATGAACTTGCCGCAGATTGACGGCGGCAACGACCTGATCACCCCGCTGAACGTGCTCGTCGGGGGCATGGCGTCGCCGACGGACACGGCACAGGATCAGGCGGAGGCGCAGGCGCTCCCAAAAGCGGGAGGCCGCCTCGCCTTGGTGAAGGCCGGGCGGCCTGCAGGGCTGGATGACGCTGATGCTGAACGTGAGCGGTTCGCGGTCGAACTGCAGGAGATGACGCGCCGGCATGCAGATGTGCTACTGGAGGACCCGCCCGAGAGCCCGGACGGGGTTCCGGCTTGGTGGTCGCGTGAGCGGGACGTGCGCGTCGCGCAGATGCAGGAGCTGATCGAGCGGCACGTGATCCGGATGGCCCAGCTGGGCGCTTGGGGTGTGCTGGAGGAGTTCAATCCCCGCGCCGAGGGCTGGTCGGCCGAGGTAATGAACGGCTGGCTTGCTGCCGCGGCCTTGCATCATGCGGAGCTTCATGACGGTGCGGGTGAAACGGCCGCGGTGGAGGCTGCAGCAGCGCCGCCGCCTCCGGAGGAGGGCGGTCTCGGGGCGGCCTTGGCGCTGGCGGCGGCCGTGTGGGTGGCGGCGGCACTGACCAGGTCGGAGACGGCGGCGACCGAGGCGCAGAGCTTCGGGGGGCATGACGCGGCCGGCGCGTCTGGTCTCGGCTTCAAGCAGTGGGTGACCACCAGCGCCAATCCTCGCTCGCAGCATGCCGCATTGAGCGGGGAGACCGTGCCTCTGGGTGGGGTGTTCTCGAACGGGCTGCGCTGGCCTGGCGATGCGACGGGCGATGCCGATCAGACGGCGAACTGCCGGTGCATTTTGACGTATTCGAATTCGGAGTGACCATGCGGATCAAGAGCTGCCCGGTGCGGATCAAGGCCGCGGGCACCCATGAGGGCACCGACGAGGGCGTGTTCGAGGCCATCGTCGCCGCCTACAACCTCGACAGCGTCGGCGACAAGATCAGCCCCGGTGCGTTCGCTGAGACCCTCGCAGAATGGAAGGGCCGCGGCGATCCGATCCCGGTGCTGTGGTCCCACATGTCTCACGACCCCGAGTATCACATCGGGGAGGTCCTGGAGGCTGAGGAGCGGCCGGAGGGCCTGTGGGTGAAGGCCCGCATCGACCTCGACGAGGGCTCCAAGGCGGAGAAGGTGTACCGGCTGCTGAAGGGCCGCCGTGTCACCCAGTTCTCCTTCGCCTACGACATCGAAGAGGGCTCCTGGATCGAGCAGAAGGACGGCCCCGGCTACTACGAGCTGCGCAAGCTGAAGCTGTACGAGGTCGGGCCGACGCTCATCGGCGCGAACCAGGCAACTGAACTTCTCGACGTCAAGAGCGCGACGGGCGTCGAGGATGGCCTGGCCAAGGTCCAGGAGGCCTTGGAGGGCTTGAAGGCCGGCAGGACGCTGTCGGCGAAGAACGAGCAGCGGGTGCGTGACATCGCACGCATCGCTACCGAGCTGCTGGACTCGCTCCCTTCCAGTGACGAATCGCAGGACGCCGAGAAGGCCACGCCTGCCCCGCCCGCTGACGCCTCGCCTCAGGAAGCCCCTGAGGCTAAGGCTGAGCAGCCCGCCGGGCCGAGCCCCGCCTCGCTCCGTCTGCAGACCGACCTCGAAGCCCTGGCGGCCGAGGCCTACACGCTTACGGACTGAGGAGAGCCGTGAACAAGATCGAGGAGCTGAAGGAACAGCTCAAGCACCACCTCGTGCAGGCCCAGACGATCGCGGCGAAGGCCGACGACGAGGGCCGGGACTTCACCGACGACGAGCGCGGTCAGGTCACCGAGCACATGGCCAAGGCGCGCGAGGCCAAGGAAGGCCTGGAGAAGGCTAAGGCGACCGCGACCATGCGGCAGGCCCTAGCCGATCTGGGCGACGGCGTCGAGCTGGTCGAGAAGTCCGACGAGCGCCGCACCCCGTCCGGCCTGGTCGTCCCCGACGCCAAGGCCAGCCTCGGCGAGACGTTCGTCAAGTCGGGCGAGTACCAGGCGCTGATGCAGTCTGCCCCGAACGGCGTTTTCGGCAAGGACCACCGGGTGCAGTCCCGGCCGGTCGGCTACAAGGCGCTCGTCACCGGCGGCTCCGACACCTCCGGTGGCGCGTTCGTCACCAACCAGATGATGGGCCTGCAGGTCGGGCAGCTGGCGTTCCAGCGTCCGCTGCGGCTGCGGGACGTGGTCACGAACCTGACCACGACGTCCGACACCATCGAGTACGTGCGGATGACGTCGCAGACGAACAACGCCGCACCCGTGCCGGAGTCGACGACCACGGCCGACCCGGGCTCGATGACCACGGCGAACGGCGTGAAGCCCGAGTCCGCGCTGGCCTGGGCGAAGGTGACGACCCCGGTGCGCACCATCGCGCACTGGATCCCCATCACCAAGCGGGCCCTGTCGGATGCCGCCCAGGTCCGCAGCATCATCGACGCCTTCCTCCGCTACGGCCTGGAGGAGGAGCTCGAGGACCAGATGGTGTCCGGTGACGGCACCGGCGAGAACCTCGAGGGCCTCTCGAACGTGTCGGGCGTGCAGGCGCAGGCGTGGGACACGAACCTGCTCACCACGACCCGCAAGGCCCGCACCAAGGTGCGCCTGGTGGGCCGCAGCACCCCGAACGCGTACCTGTTCAACCCGGCGGACCTGGAGGCCATCGACCTCCTGCAGGACAACGAGGCGAGGTTCTACTTCGGCGGCCCGTCCGGGCTCGGCACCGCGGGCACCCTGTGGGGCCTGCCGGTCATCGAGACCGAGGCCGTCCCGGCGGGCACCGGCTACGTCGGCGACTTCCGCAAGGCGGTGCTGTGGGACCGCGAGCAGGCGTCCATCACCATCTCGGACTCGCACGCCAATTTCTTCATTAGGAATATGGTGGCGATCCTGGCTGAAATGCGTGCAGCCTTCGGCGTCATTCAGCCGAATGCA